CCCTTCAAATGGAATACCTCTTTCTTGTAAATAAGTGTGCCATCCAAGAACTCCTAGGCCTAGTGCTCTACCTTTTTCTGCAGATCTTACTGAGTTTTCAAAACCTCTCATGAATTTTGCTTTCTGGATAAATTCATCCATAACTCCATCAAGGAACCAGGTAGCAGTGTAAACTAGATCTGTATCTTTCCACTCATCATATCTTGCTAAGTTAACTGAAGATAGACAACATACAAAAGAATGAGATTCATCTGTGTGTAATGTAATCTCAGAACAGATATTAGTCATATAAACTTTTAATCCGTTTTGTTTGTAAGCTTCAGGGTTAGCTCTATTGATATTCCCCTTGTACATAATATAAGGCTCTCCGGTTGCTTTTCTTTTTCTTAAGACTGCAATCCATCTCTTTCTAGCCTCTTTGTCACCTTCTTGTACTTTATGCATAAAGCCATCTGGTATTACAACACATTGGTGTAGATTAAGAGATTGTCTATTAACATCTCCTTTAGGTTCTCTAATTTCTAGCCATTCCCAGAAATCACCGTGTTCAATATCAATATTAACACTGGCTGCTCCTCTACGAACAGAACCCTGATTGGTAGCCAATATTGTGCTATCGTAAATTTTAGTGAATGGCACCACGCCATCAGATGTTCCATTTCCTGCTATGTTACTTCCAGCGGGTCTAATTTGATTTATACCGATACCTACTCCACCGCCATGTTTTGCGAGTAGCATCATCTCCAGGTTCTTAGCACCAATGTCGTGAATTGAATCTGCAACATCAATACCAAAGCAAGAAATAGGAAGACCTCTTTCTAGACCTGTATTTGATAGAACTGGTGAAGCTAAGTTTAACCAACCCTTCCATATATAATCGAAGAATTTGGTTGCTAGTTCTGGTTTATTAAGTCGTCTTGCTACTGTAGTAGAAACTCTCCAGTATGCGTCTTTTGGTTTTTCATTTCCAAACAGGTAACCTGCTGAAATAGTTTTTACGTAAACCTCAGTATTTGCCCAGAGTGGAAAATCAACTCCCAACTCCCAGCCTAAGTGTTCCGCGTGGTTTTTTTGTTTATTATCTTGTGCCATATAATTGTATTAATCAAATAAGTTATCGTCGTCCCAGTTTTCACCCTCTCCAGCTTTAGCGTAGTCAGTTGGTCTAACTGCAAAAAAGTCTGTGTGGGTATGTCCACCAGTTAAATGGTAGAACCATTCTAAATTGTCGGCTGCTTCTTCATCAAATTCAAATGATGATGCGTAACCTAATTCTACAAGCTTTTCATTTACTCTCTTAGTAATAAAATGCTTTAAATCGCTAGCGCTTAAATTATCTAGATCTCCAGCTTCAAAGATTTTGTCAATGAAATTATGTTCTAGTTGAATGATAAGCTCTGCTGCTTTTAATACATCTGCTTGGACTGATTGTTTCAAATCAGGATATTCCTCACACATGTGTCTGAATAACTTACATCCCATTCTTGAATGTAAAGATTCATCTCTTACTGACCATTTCATTTGTTGGCCAATACCTTTTAATAAGTTTCTCATTTGGAATGAGTATAAAACTGCAAAAGAACTATAAAGTGAACAACCCTCTGCAAACGCCGAAAAAATTGCAAGAGACCTAGCAACTTCATTTCTGGCTTGTTTATTTACTTTTAAATCTTCATGAGTATAAGGTGCGCTTGTTGATGTTAATAGCTCAAACTTCTCTGCAGTTGCAGGCTCATGTAAGAATGCATCATAATCTTCAAGACCTAATGTTTCATTTAAATAAGAATATGCCACTGCGTGAACAGTTTCTTGTGAACCAAACATCATTGCCATTTGTTTTATCTCATGCTTTGGGAACCATGTAGTTACATATTGTGTCCAATAGTCAGAGACTGCACATTCAGTTTGTGCAAAACCTAAAAGAATATTTCCGACAGTATGTTTTTCATGTGGTAAAAGGTTTTCGTTCCAATCTTTTACATCTCCTTGCATAGAGATTTCAGTGTGCAGCCAGAATGCTTGCGCTTGTTTTAGCCAACCTTCTGTATAATACTCAGGGTATTCAAAAGGTTTATAGGCGATTCTTTCAGTAAATAATGACATTCGCTTTTATTTTGTTTTTAAGTTAGTTTTAAATTTGTTATTACTTTCGTTTAATTAGTTTAGGTCCAATAGGCTAAAAAAGGTCCAAAAGACCTAAATCCATCCTTATTACCCAAGTAACGTTATTAGTAATAATTTGATAGATTTTATATATCGTCATATCACCAATAGATGTGTAAAATTACAGCTTAAATTTTTTTGTTAATTCATCTGCTTTTGTGTAATATTCGTAAGATGTCTTCTTGTAACCCTTTCTCTGTTCATACAAATCGCCTAGGATTTTTTTAAGAATACTATCTTCTTTTTTATACACGACTCCGTTTTCACAGACGATAACACTTTCGTCTTTACGTCGTTCTTTTACTTCTCCTTCTGATACTTGTTCGATAAACGAATCCGGAGATATGTTAAACTGTCTCATGATTGATGGATATAGAGAAGCAAAATCAAATGCACTTACTCCAGCATAATATCCGACAATTGGTTGTTTAACAAAAGCTCCAGCGAACTTAGTATCTTTTTTACCATCCTCTTTATCATACTCGACGCCAATACGTTGGCCAACTTCAGTTAGTTTACGAGCAATTAAAGATTCTGTTACAGCCACTGGTGAAGCAGCTTTATATAGTGGCATTCTTGTAATCGTAGCTAACGTTAAAAGAACTTCCATAGATCTAAGTTTTTGATCTATGTAATAGACTAGACATGAATCAATTACGTTATAGAAGACATATTTCTTAAAGTCTTTTTCGTAAAGATCTTGTAATCCACCACTGTATTGTATTTTACTAATACCACCAAGTACTGCCCCTGATACAAAAGCAAGTGCATTAGATTCTTTTACAGCAACTGAACGATCATACTTATCATATAGTTGCATGTAATCTAAAATACCCATGTGTAGAGGTCTAGAATCTTTTCTATCCAGTGCTCCAGTAATTGCAACCTTTTCTAAATCTATTTGTAAGATTTTACAACGGTTTACAATATACTGCCAGTCATAGTTAATAAAGTTCCATCCAGTCATCATAGGAAACTTAGGTAAAAACTTATGAAGGAAAGTATAAACCATGTCATACTCCGACTTAAATTTGTAATAACTAAATTCCCAATCAGAATCATAGTTCTTAAGATGCTCATTAGTGTCATCTTCAATAGCTTTGATTTGTTTAGAGTCTAGATCTTCTAGGCCTAATACAATAGCCTTCTTATCTGGTGTGATAATTGAGAATGTTAATATACGAGACTTAGCTTCTTCAGGTTTTGGAAAACCATCTACAATCTCAGTCTCAATATCAACGAAATATGTTTTAGGCATATTAAACTCAAAGATTTCGTCTTGGTCTTTTTGTGGAAGACCATCCATAAAGTAGAGTAGCGAAAACTTATTAAAAGATTTAGAAATAGATTTTTTAAGTGCTCTGCCGTCCCAATTTGTAGTAGAACGATCTTTCCATTTATCATTGTCTTTTGCTACAACCCAATTTTGAAATTTATCAATTCCATAACGTTTAAAAGAAACTGTACCCTCTTTATTATAGTAAGATACAATTACTTCTTTATCTTTTTGTTCAATATCTAATAACATTAATAGCCTCTTTTTTGACGTTGAACATTCTCTTCTGCTTTCGCAAAATAGTAATTGTAAGCGGTCTTTGCGTCAAGGCCTATGGACGCAGCATAATTAATAAAGAAGTGTAGAATATCTACCCATTCCATATATAGTTCTTTTTTATCATCTTCAGATAAATCAGAAACTTTCTTGTTATCAAATGTTGAGAAGTCTTTCTTCCAGTATTTCCATACTGCATTTCCACTTCCGTCTTTAATTCCACCAAGAGCATCTGTCATTTCGTGAATTTCATCAATTACAGCATGAGTATTACAGTGCCAGAAATTCATTACATCTCGTAATGACATTTCTTCGAAGTTAAAACCATAGGTTTTTTCTTGCATGTTTTTTTGATGAGACATAATGTCTGCTAAGTGTGTTGTTGATTCTGCATAGAAGTCTTTTACTTCTAAGTCTTTACATTCGTTATCTATGTTTGCCATCGCTACTTTATTTAATTATTATAGTTGAATTTACTTATCTGTTTCAAGTATTTCACCCCAAGCTCTTTCAGACTTTGTTAACAATTTTGTGTTAATATCTTCTGGTTTAGGGTCTCCACCTACATTCCAGAACCAGGCACCAGGACTTCCATTCTTTTTCATGAACTCCCAAGCCTTTGCATCGTAATTCATTGCCGATGGAAATGGTGGATTATATTGTGGATCTACATTTTGTGTAAATGCTTTTGGGTGAGACCATACTTCTGCAATACCTCTTTCGCCCTTCTTAATATTTCTTGCTACTGCAACTCCATTAAACTTAGCATCAGGCCAGGCTATTTGCAGAGACCGCTGTAGAACACCAGTGGATATTGCTGACCATACTTCATCAGGGTACCCATGTGTTTCTGCAATAGTATGCGCGACCTTCACAGCAGCCGCTGTAACTAGCTCATGTTTAAGTCCTAAGGGAATAAAGAATGCATTGTTTGCTTCTGCCCATTTCTTTGCGTGAGCATTTAAGACTGGCATTGCTGCAATTCTTTTAAATTTCATTTCAGCTCCCATTTCTACACAGATCGCTTGATGATCTGAAATCTCTTTTTGCGATGGGCTAAATAGAACAAGTTTCTTATTATACTTTTTTGCTAGGTATGCTAAGGAAATACCTGCAAATCCATATCTAGGTTGAACATAAACTAGAGTATCTTGTCTACAAGTGCTAACTAGAATATCTCCAAATCTACATTTAGATCCAAAGCCCATCATGTCTTCTCTTACTACTTTAAATCCTTCATGGTCTACTAACTGTGGAGCCTCGAAAGGATCTACCCAGTCACCTGCTAAATCTAACCATGCCTGTTTATTTGGCATCATCAGATTCAGATCTTGATTGTAAAGTGATGTTGTATGTTTATTGTGTGCCATATAATTTTGCTACTTTTTGTTTGTATTCTTCTACGTTTGTACTAGCTGCTTTTAGAACTTTATCATCTGATGGAAATGAAGTCATACCATTAAATGTTTCTAATAGCCCTAAGTCTAACATAGCCTTTTGTCTTCCAAATGGATGATCTTTAATAGTTGAGGAATTCCATAGAGTGTCCATATTAATATGCGAATAATCTGCACCTGGTCTTAGATAGTTTTCAATCCATCTAATAAAATCACAAGCTACATCCTCAGCGTTATATGGAAGACTGCCAGTATCTTCATAAATCTTAGTCATAACTGCATCCAAGAACTCTTCAGACTTCTTACCTTTCTTTTCTACAGGATCTGCAAGATAACCAATACATTCTACTGCATTAGTACCATAATAGAACATTGATTCTCTATTCATAAATTCTGGGTACCAATCACATACATCTGCAATAACTGCAGCATACTGGAATCTATAAGCTCTTAATCCGTTATCGGCATTCCACTTAAACATCCATTCTCCTAACTCTCTTAAATCCTTCTTACCACCTTCTCTTAAGTAGTCTGCCATGTCTCTTGCAAGTCTTGGTGCAAATTCACATAGGAAATAATCACCACCTTTTTTGTACACATATTCTGGTTCTTTAAAACTAGCCATGCCAACAAATGAGTCTTCACCTAAATCCGGAGCTGGTGGCTTAGGGAATGCTGGGAACTGATAACCAACTGAAGTATAAAATGAAGTTGGGTGATGTTTTACCTTTTCACACATATCTTCAATAGACTCACAATCATGTAAATCAAATAAGATTGTATTATGATAACCAGATGGTTTAGTTGCGTAATTAATTGCAGAGCCACAAACTCTATGTAGAATAAAGATATACAAGTATTCTTCTAGTCCAAAAGTATCTCTCTTACCAGTCCAGTTTTTTGCAACCTCTTCTCTTTGGGGGTAAATTTTACCAGCCTGCATGTGTTTCCAATAGGGATGCTCTGGAGTCCAACCATAAAATACATCGTTTATGATCTGGCTAAAACCTGCGTACTTTCGTTCAACGACATCATATAGCTGAATCTGTTCCATTAGCGGATCGTTCATTTCACTATCGGCATGATCTACCATACCTAGATTTGAACGCTCTTGTTGCTTTAATGCCAGGTCATAATACCTGATAAACTCATCATAATATTTAGTTGTCTTAATTTGAACTTTGTTACTCATTCACTTCTATGATTTCCCAATTGAAAGCCTCTCGGTTTCTTTGGTATTGTGACATAGACCACTCTATATCTTCGGTTTTTATTTCGATAACATGTGGTGCTGCTGCACACATTTTAGATTTGGTTATTGGTGTGATTTGGATTTGGTATGTTTTCATTTTAAAATAGTGCGAGTGTTGCTTTGGTTAGTTTTGAGTTAGGTTCATTCTTAACTAGATCCCAACGATAATACTCTCGTGCAATATGAACTGACTTAGGCTTTTCCATTACATCAAACGTTAACTCTCCAAAAGAGTTGAGGTAAACGTCTGGGTGCCTCCAAGTCTTCCAGTCATTTCTTTCACACATATCAGTTACCATTTGATTAAACTGTTTTACTAGTTCAGTTCTTTCAGCCCAACTACCTGCGAATGGAGTATCTTTATAGTACCCTGTTTTTGGTAGAGGTCTGGATTCATTTTCAATTGGTAGAGCTTGAACAACTTCAATGTTATCAATTTCTAAATCGATTAATTGTTGTTCATAAATAGCCATCATATCTTTTAGAGCTTTGCTAGGATTAGCTTGTCTCATAAGATGATGTCTAATATCTATATTCCCTAGATAGATCCTAAGCTCTTGGATTTCTTCTGGTACATAAGAACGAAGGCCTCGTCTTAACGTACCGAATAGAGTTAATCCATCATTTCGATCGGTCATATACCCTGGGGTATATTGACTAAAAGAATGTGAGTCTCCAAAGCAAAGTTTATTTGTCTTTTGGATTCGGTCTACTCTGGGAATACTAGCGCAGAGTTCCTTAGCATCTTCTATACGAACCTCTAGGGTTTTAAAAAGATCAGAACCTGTCTTTAAACGTTTCTCAATTAGAGTACCTACACAAGGCATATCATGGTGTAGTGAATACATCCTAACACCTTTTGAAAATAATCTAATTACTTGATTGTATAAGTCATCATTAGCACCTCCAAATATATTGAAGTTGCCTTTAAATTCCATACCGTGTTCTAATAACATTACATGGAAATTCTCTTCCCAATGAGTTACAACATCTGTAACTACTGTAACATCTGTATATCCTGCGGCGGTTAGTTGATTTGCAAGTTTGAAAGCCCAACCTGATTTATGTGATTGTGGTTTCGGACTTAATTTACCTACTAGAGCTGCAATACCTATCTTAGCGTTTTTGTCTTTCTCTAAATCAGTAAAATATATTTGGCTATTGGTTGTCATCGATTCCAGCATCTGCATCAGTTAAATTAATAGGCTTTTCAGTATCGCCATAGCCATACTTCTTAATATAATTATCTAGTCCGCCAATATATGCGACTGCATCTAGAAGATTATCCTCTTTATAGTTGTAAGAGTGTCTGCTTAATTTAAGTGCAACAAGTGCTGCATACATGTCGGCTCCAGTAAATTCTTTACCTGTCATGCCTGAACAAACCATGGCAGCTCTTCGCATGCCTTCTTCGAAAGGACCATATTGGCGTTCTTTCTCTTCTGATCTGTGGTTAATGATTTTGTCTGCTTCGTTTAATATGTTCATAGAACTAGATTTAATTAATCTTTATAGAGGAATAGCCTCGTTTGTTTCACTAAAGTTCGTAGATAACTGGTACTCCATTTTCAATACAAAGATACTCGTAAGGAAGTGTATCAATAAAATAGTGGTTATCGTCATAGTCAATTAGATGCATGTGTGTATGCCCAAC